AAAAGGATTTCAAAGCGTCAAAGCCGAAATCAAAACCGCCATCGCCCGCAGCCAAAGCCATAATGAGATCGCCCACGTCGAGGCCGCCGACTGGAAAACAGCCAAGGCCGCAATCGAGTCCGAGAATCCGAACGACAACTGGGAAAGCACCGAGACCAACGGCACCGAGACGCATCACGTTCACGATTGCTGGGGCTGCTCAGATGACGCAGCGGACGGCGTAATGAAGTGGCGCATCTCGGTCAGCATCCCCCGCGAAGCAATCTTGAAAGCGAAAATAAATTCCCCTTGCTTTAACGAGTAACCTCAAGCAACATCTCCTCGCAATGAACGCATACAACACCAACGAAAAAGTTAAGTTGATTAACAACACCACCTTAGACACCCGCACCCTCGCTGGTGCCGATGCCGCGATCCTCGCGGTGATCGAAAACGGCGCTGCGCTGCCCGAGGCGTTCGAGGACATCTTCACCTTGGATGTCGTCACCCGCCCCTCCGGCTCGAAATACGGCGTCCTCAACTTCGCATAATCCCCCGCCTTGAGTCCGGGGCAACTCGGATTCATGGCGTGCGATAAATGCACGCGATTAACACACAAACACTATGAACATAAACGGATTGTCAGTTTACCCCTCACAGATGCAGGCGCAGCATTGCACGCCGCTTGCCATGTTGAAACATCACGTCACAGGCGCAATTGAACGCGGGGAAGCCGTGGCAATCGTCGCCAAGCCGGTTGCCGCCAAGCCGGTTGCCGCCAAAACCGCCATCGTTTCCGCCCTTCGCGCATTCATCCGCCAGCGGCCCGGCCTTGAGTTTCGGAACTATTGCAGCAGCTACGCCGACAAGGCGGGCCGTTCCGCTTATTTCAAGGAGCTTCGCGGGATCACTAAGATGCTGCATGACGCAAAGCTGTTGCTTGTCGCCGTGGAATCGGAGGCAGGCATAACGGGACAGGCTTTGTCCGATGCGTTCTCTGCATATTCTGGCCGGTTGTCTTGGGATGGCGCGCGGCTTGACTACGTAACAGGGCAATATTGGCCGACAGAATACCGTTCCTCCGTGTGCGCGGTGCTGGCGTCGGCGTTGTGGAATCACAAGCGGGACACGTTAATCATCGACGAAACGGAAGCCTGCCCGGATCACGCGCCAGGCGTTAAGAATGTCGGCGAGGCTATGCGGAAATACTTCCGCGAACGGTTCGGGCGGGGTCTTGCTTCGCGTTGGTTTAGTTGATCCGCCGTCCTGCCGCCTCGGGCAACCGGGACGGCATGGCGGGGAATCAACCTCGGAGGCGGGCATTGTGTCCGCTGGTTAATGGGAAAAATGTTATGATTACTATGTCCTACACTATCAAAAAACTTGAGGCGCACGTTGTCGCCGAATGCCAACCCGTTGACCGTGAATCGTTGTTCGATTCCATGCTTGACGAATGCTACTCGTTCGCATCTGTCGGCGGCCCGTGCAAATATATGTCGCCGTCGTCGGTGCTGAAATCCGAAGACCCTACGGCCTACCGTTGCGGGGTGAACGACTGGGCGGACGGCGAGGACTTCGTTGCGGTTGACGGCGAGACTTACAACGGTCAAGACGTTGAGGAAGCGCGGGAAGAATTCGTTGCGGAGCTTGAAACGGAATTGAGCACACTGGAAAAGGACCAGGAGGAAAACACGGACGCGGAAGAATCATCCGACGCGGACGAAGGCGACGGAATCCAGAAACAGATTGCAGACCTCACGGCACAGATTGAAGAAGCGCGGGATCACTCTTTTTGATAACATGAACACTCACCCTTACTCCCTCGTTTACGTCTCCGCTGGTCAACACCGGAACATCTCGTTTAGGACCAAGGAAGCAGCCATTGCAACCGCTCAGACCATGAGCACGCCCGCGCCAGGTTCTCCCGCGTGGGATTCTTGGGAGTTGCTTAAACGCGAAAACGGGGAGATTAAGACGGTGAAAACGTCCACAACCCATGAAAACTGAAAACCTGACCAAAGCATTCCACGCGGCGCAGTTCGCCGTGAATGACATTCGTGCGGCTCACGCTGACGCGATTAGTGCCGACAACCAGTTCGCGGAAATCGTCCTCTTGGACATCCTCGAAATGGCCATTGCAATGGAAAGCAAACTCATCTGCGCGTTATACGCGGCCAAACCACATGACGCCCGTGAATAAAACACCCCTCGCCTCATCCGTTGGCATGGACAAACACCCAGACGACCCCGGCATTAACTTTGATCCGTTGCCGATGCGCTGGCAGGGCCGTCTAGTCGTCTGGTCCGGCATGGTTGGAATGTCGGTAATCCTCTCCATCATCCTTGTGCTGGTTATCCGCTGGTTTCCTAAATGTGCCACCGTTGGACTTAGCGCGGCCATCCTTGCGGCTTTCTATCGCATGGTGTTGCTTACGGAGGGCAAGCGATGAGCGCGCACAGTGCCGGGAAGCTGATTAAGCGCGCGAAGAAATGGGTTGACCCCCTTCGTGTGCGCGGAGCGATCACCGAAATCAAAGAGTGCGCGCGGTTGTCAGAACCGGATGATCGTCCGAAGGTCAAGGGGAGACGGTTCGCTTATGGGAAGGGGGGAGAGTGAAAGAAAAGTGCAAGAACGGAAACACGGTGGAACGATTCTATGATCGCACGTCCCGCTCGTCTGTAACTCGTGTCCTTGACCCCAACGGAAACCAAATCGGCGACGCCGACTATTCCGGCAACAAGAAGTCGTCGGACTATGTGAAGTCGATAATGATAAAAGACAACGGAGGTGCCGCGTGAAATTCTCTCGCGTTTGGGCCATGCCGTCAGGCGATACTTTCAGCGTGCCTCCAATCGGTGGCTTCGTGCGCCGATACCTCTCTGCCGCCAAAGTCTCCATAGACCCGTTCGCTCGAAACAAGGCGTGGGCGACTCACACCAACGACCTGAATCCAGAGACGACGGCGCAACACCACATGGACGCCGAAGCCTTCCTGCTGCTGCTCGGCTCGCAAGGCGTGAAAGCCGACCTGATAATCTTCGACCCGCCCTACTCGCCGAGACAAATCAGCGAGTGCTACAAATCGGTCGGGCTGGAAGTCGGCATGAAGGAAACCCAAAGCGCACTGCTCTACCAGCGCGTCCGAAACTCCATCGTGCCGGTCTGCTCGCCTGACGCCGTGGTGCTGTCATTCGGCTGGAACTCGGTCGGGATGGGCAAGCGTCACGACTTCGAGCAAATCGAAATCATGCTCTGCTGTCACGGCGGGGCGCACAACGACACAATCTGCCTCGCGGAGCGGAGACTTCCTGAAACTCAAACTGTATTGATATAAACCCTGTGAAATGCGACTGCAAAAAATGCGACGGAACCGGGCACATCGAATGCGATGAGTGCAACGGCGACGGTTCTATAAAAGTCACCATCGAAACCCTTGTGCTTCGTAAAGGCATGAAGAACGAAGATGAATTGAGAGAGTTGAAAAACGACTTCCACCGGGTAATTAGACAGGCCGAAGCACTTAAAAAAGTCAACCCATCCAGAGCTTCATCCTACCAAGCACAACTCAGCGCATGTCTGTCCGCCATCGAAGCGGAGTCAGAAAAACTGATGAAGTGACATGAAATCACACCCCTTGACACTCTGGAAAATCGTCCTGCTAACCCATCGCGGATGGACGTGGACAGTCAACGGGCTGCGTTCTCCGCGCGGAACTCAGTGGCAAATACGCCAGCAAAACCGTATTTTTTACGCTCAAATTAAATAACCTTTGACAACCTGTAACTTTGAACAACACTAACGCCGTGACCTTTACTGAACACTTCGCACAGACAATCCGCCGCTGGCGGTTATCACAGAAGCCGATCATGCTCCAGAAGGATGCCGCTCAATTCGTGGGCGTGACCCGCAACCGCTGGTGCCTTTGGGAAAACGGACGAACGCCGTCCAAGGAATCGGAATTCATGGTTCGGACCAAGATAGCCGCTCTGGCAACTCCGACATCCCAGCCAAAAATCTCCACTCAGCCAAAAATCTCCACCCGTGCCGGAACGGAATCTTCTCCGTCCGCCTGCATCACCGCAGCCTCGCAGCCACCAACTAAGCGCAAATAAGTAGCAACTGACATAACAAGAGGAATCATAAGAAGGTTGTGGCGGATTCGGCACGGGACTCTTTCAACAATAACATCCAATAGAAATCACTATGATCTACGAACGTAAAACGGGGGCGGGGTTGGCAGTAGCAACTGGTTCGGCGGAAAAGCGTGCGCGAGAAGTCCTGACATACTGCAAACTGTGGACCGAGGGGGACATGGAACTTCCTCACCGACCGCCAGAAAAGAAATGCCTCGAACACCGTATAAGCGTAATTACGGAAGCCATCAACCTGCTCGATGCCTTGCCGCCCAACAATCATTAGGCACACTTGGTGTGTAATATCAACCATGACCACTAACTTCAAAACATGAGCAACGAACTGACAGTATCAAACGCAAAACAGCTTGGGGATTACCTAGGCAAATCACGGACGGCAATCGTCAACGCCCTCCCTTCGCACCTGAAGGCCGACCGCATGATCCGGCTGGCTCAAACTTGTTACAGCACCAACGCGGAACTCAAGAAATGCACGCCGCAGAGTATTCTGTCATCGCTGGTCGTGGCCGCACAGATTGGCCTTGAGCCAGGCGTAGCAGGGCAGTGCTATCTAATTCCCTACAAAGGAACCTGCACGATGGTTCCGGGCTGGCAAGGACTTGTCGGACTACTGAACAACACGGGGCGCGCGACGGCATGGACCGGGGCGGTCTTTGAAGGCGATGTGTGGGAATTTGAGTTGGGCAGCCGTCCGAAGTGCCGTCATCTGCCGGGACCGAACTATGGAGACCCCGATTCTTTGACGTGGGTTTATGCCTGCGGCAAGGTCAACGGTTCGGAACAGGAGGTTATCGAAGCGTGGCCTGTGTCGCGCGTGATTAAGCATCGGGACCGCTACAACAAGGTCGGTCAACGGCACTATTCGTATGCGAATTTTGAAATGTATGCCCGTAAGGTGGTGTTGCTCCAGGTGTTGAAATACATGCCGCGCAGCATTGAGTTGAACAACGCCATCGTTGCGGCTGATGCGTCTGAAATGGGCCACACCACGATGGTTGACAACGGCGTGGTCATCGAAATGGAGACGGGCGACGGGCCGGTGACGGATGCGCCTTCGTTTCAGTCGGCTCCGGTGGCTATGGCAACTGCAACTGCATCGGCAACGAAATCAAAACCTGACACGGACATTACCAAGACCGTGATTCGGCTTTTGGCATCGGCCAAGCCTCCAATCCAGGTTGAAACGTTCCTCGGTTGGTGGCGCACAGTTGGCGGACCTGAATCCACGGCGAACGCGAAAACCATCGACGAAATTGCGTCCATATCCATCCACTCGCTTGAGTTAATGGTTGGCGATTGGGAAAACGCGGTGAAGTCGATAAGGGGGTGAGGGTATGAGTCATGAACGAGCAGACGGGAAGTTCCACGAAATGTGTGACGGCGAATATATTCTTCAAGGAGAACCAAGAATAGAAACAGTGGAAACATTTCCGATGGGGCCAATTAAGTTATTGGTTGGGAATTTTAAGTGCAATAAATGCCAAGGTGTCTTAACCGGACTTGTAACAGATAAAGGGCGTGAGGGTATTAACGACCAAGCTCTGCCGCAGGGTGGGGCGAAGGAGACTCACGAATGAAACCAAAACTCAATCGCCCCACCCTGTTGGCAGCAGCGCATGGTTCGGCCACTTGGAACGACTCATCAAAGAGAAAGGTCAACTCGAAGTCACGCACACCAACAGCGGCGGTGTGGGGCTATACTGGTCGGCTACTATCGGCGGCAAGTGGCCATACTGCCACGGTGGAACGCTCGAAGGCGCGCTCAAAACACTGGTGTCGGAACACCAGCGGCTCGAACGCGAAGAACTGACAAAACGAATCAACGCCATAGACGAGTCAGCGGGACTCTAGTGACGGCTAACGCTCGGATCAGCGATGGCGGGACTGCGACGCCCGGATTCAAATGAGACGTAATCCCGCCATTCGCTGATCCGATTGTTGTGCCGTCCGGTTGGAATCGTCAATGAAATCAAGGCTCTGGCAGGGGTTGAAAATAAATGAAAATACTTCTTTCAATAGCCAAGCCGCTTTGGTATTGTGTGGACATGAAAACGAACGCAACACTGAAAGTAAATCAAACCGACGAAGTGAACCAAGTCGCCAACGAAGTGATCCCCGCTGGGACTCGCATCGAAGCGCGCATCTGGGACATGTATAAAGGCTACGCCTTCATCCGCAGCGAGGGCGGTCTGCGCCGCTCTTACGTCTCGGTAAGCGACATCTCCTTCGACGCATGAACGTCGAGGCGTCAAAATACCTCGCCGCAATCGGGCGGCGGGGCGGCAAGGCCAAGAGTGCGGCGAAAACCTCGGCGGCACGAAAGAACGCGAAGCGTGGAGGATGGCCGAAGGGCAAGCTCCGCAAGGCGCTGAAAGAACTGGACGCTTTCGAGGCGAATTCAAAGCTCGCAAACCTCGTCGTCGGGCCGCGCAAACCGAAGGCGTCCGTCCGGCGGCACAACGACCAAGCTCTGCCGCAGGGTGGGGCGAAGGAGACTCACGAATGAAACCAAAACTCAATCGCCCCACCCTGTTGGCAGCAGCGCATGGTTCGGCCAACACGCCGCTACGCGCCTTCGTGTCCGATAAAATCCTCACGGTGCAAATCGGAGTCGAAGTCCTCGAATGGGCATCACGGCCAGAAAACGGAGGAACGCTCGAACGCTGCAAGGTGGACAGACGCCGCAGAATCGAATGGGCAAAAGATGTCATCAGCGAAATGACGCGAGAGGATGAAGTCGGTAACAGCCCGCTCGCCCAATTCTTCGACGACATGATGGACAAAGCCGCAGACAAGGGAAGCGCCGCACTCTGTTGGCCGAACAATCATTAGACACACTTGGTGTGTAATATCAACCCATGACCACCGACTTCAAAACCCTTATCGGCGTCCACGAAGGAATGCCAGCGGAGCAATATCACGCATTGCCGGGTGCATCCGCATCTATTTTACGGACGCTTTGGCAAGGCACTCCCGCTCATTTGAGGCTGTATCTGGACAAGCGCGAGGAACCTTCACCGGCGATGATTGCGGGAACCTTGGCGCATCACTACGCGCTGGAACCGTTGTCGGAACCGCCGATGATTATCAAGAAACCCGAAACCTACACGGACGAGAACGGAAATTCAAAACCTTGGCACGGAGCGTCTAAAGTCTGCAAAACATGGGAGCAAAGTCAGAAGGACAACGGTTTCCAACCGCTGTCAGCTACCGATTTCGACAACGCCGTGAACGCAGCCAAGTCGTTGTCGGACCATCCGATTACCGGACCGGTTCTGCGAGACTGCAAAACCGAGTTGTCGCTTCTAACTTGGGACCAGACCAACGACGTTGGAGTTCGTTGCCGTATGGACATCATACCGTCTCAGAAGTTTGATTTCTTGGCCGATTGCAAGTTCACTAACTCAGTGGACGACCACCAGTTCCCGAGTAATGCCTACGATATGGGCTATCACATCCAAGCTGCGCTGTATTTGTTCGTTTGGAATGCTCTCTGCGGTTCTGAAGATCGAAAGAAGGGGTTCAAATTCTTCGCCGTGGAATCGAAACCTCCGCATGACGTGAAGGTGTTCGCCTGTTCCGAAGAATTCATCGCGAAAGGCTGGGAGGAAGTTTGTCAACTCTTGCCAACTTTTGCTAAGTGCGTTCGGGAAAACTCATGGCCTGGATCGCCCGCGACCGAGGTTGTATGCACGGTTCCGAAGTGGGTTTGACGAAAATATGAACGCTATGATTGAAACCAAGACGCCAACGCCAGAAACGGACGACAACTTGAGTTACGGAGGAACACTCGTATCCGCTGAATTCGCCCGCGAGCTTGAATGCGAGCGGAACCAACTCCGCGCCGAGAACGAGGCGCTGCGTGAGGTGTCTGACCGGCTCGCAACACACGGCCACAATCACGGTATAAATCCAGACGCATCACAGAGGAACATTTGCGTTCGATGCTGTGCGATTCGTGACTACAACCAACTCCCTCACGTCAAGGAAAGGCACAAACTTTGAAGCACCTAATCCCATATCCACTCCGCGCAATGCGCCTAGAGCTTGCGTTCCACCCATTCACGATGCTTGGCGGCGATTGGTTTTGCTACACAAACCACTCCAAACAAATAAGCGAAATCGCCAAACGCGACGGGCGCACTATCTGGTGGCTCCGTGTTGGACCGTTTACACTTTCTTACGGGAGGATGATGCGAAGGCAACCTGCCGTGCGCCGAAGCGGGACACGCTCACATGGGGCTTTTTAGGTAAGCCAATGCAAGACACCATCATCGCCGCTTGGCCGGAGTCAACTTTAGCCATCGTGTGATGGCAACCGTCCATAATCCGTTATACTATTGGTCGTAGAACTGGCGGGTTTTGGGCGGGTTAATTTATGAAATACAAATATCTGCATAAAACGCACCGTGAAAAAACCGTTCGCGAAGAGGTTCAGCTTATTATGCGTGTCGTGGACGGAAAAACTCAGGTTAAAAGCCGTGTGACAATCCGCCATGATCCGGTATTTTCAGAATGGTCTGAATGGAAACAAAAGGAAGAATTTGAACCTTTGATAAACTCACCCGAATTGAAGCGCAGAACTTTACGCGGAGATTTCTACTACCTGTCCGAAGAACCACTTTTTGAAACACCAAACGAAACATGAGCAATAAACATCCATTAGAAACAGCACTTGAAGAACTGATTGAAGCCAAGAACCTGCAAGGCCGCGCACCGGTTGAATTCTGGAAACGCGCGGCAGCCAGTTTGGAAGCTTACAAAGCCAACCCGCCAACTGAACCGGTTCCGGTTGAATCCAACACCGATGAGTTGAACGACCTTCGCAACATGCGGGTTGCCGTGGAACGCGCCTTGCGGTGGGCACCACCTGAACCGCCTCAACGCCCCAGCATGGCTTCTGCCGTGGCTCAGGCGGTGGTGCAGTCATTTGAGGCGCAAGGACTCCCCCCTGGCCTTGTTCGCGCACAACAGGTCAGTGCGCCGCGCATGGTGCAGGCGCAGGCGGTGGGGAAGTGATAATCGGCGCGTCAGGAATCCAAACCTGGCGCGCTTTGATTAGACTACCGGTTTACTTCCGCATGAAGCTGCCGAATATCTTCCGCCTCTGGCGATTCCGGGCTTACCTTGTTCGCCATAAACGTGCTGAACCCGTTGACTAACCCCCTGAGTTGTGGCCCGTCAATCCGGTTTATCGGAGTCATGGTCAGCTTGCGAAGCTCTGGCGAGGTCAGCATATAGGCACCCAAAGCATATTTTATCTGAGGATACTTTCTGATCAGGGTCGCGCTTTCGTTGGCCCCTCCTATGGTTCCAATGCCAGTTGCCGCATGGGTTGTTGCGCCTGCGACGGCTCCACCAGCCCGTGCCAGCACATCCATAATGGTTGGATTCGCCGGAACATCCCGTCCCGAATGCTCCAAAGAAGCCAGACTTCTCAGGGATGAAGTCAGACTGTCAACTTTTCCACGACCTAACACGGAGTCGGCGATTTCACGCAATGAACCGGCTTTGGAAGCTGCGGATTCAACAACTCCGTCCGCAACCTTGCCTCCGGTTGCGGACGTAACCAGTCCCGGCGTTTCCGTTCCAAGATCGCGCAATAGATTCGATGCGCCCACACGTCCATTCGCTCCTGATTTTGAAAGCAGGTTGTGGACGTAATGGAATTGCAGGTCTTCCAAAAGCTTTGGATTTTCTCCAGCGATTAGGTTTACCGCCCTGCGAACCTGTTCTGGACTGAAGCTTCCGTCCGTCAGGGACCGCATGAACGGTATCGGATTTTCCTGAACTGCTTTTGACAGACCTTCTCCGTCCAACGTTTTGAGTGCCCCCGCTACGGTCCCATTTAGCTTGTCACTCAGAGCTTTCGATTTCTTAAAGGCATCCGAAACCCGGTCCATGACCACCTTGGACGGACTTGCACCGAGTGCTTCCCGAAGCAACGCCGGATCGTCAATGGACAGGTTCTCCATTATTTTCTTCGGGTCCACCTTGGAAAATGCGCTCTCACGTCGAGCCAACGCTTCCACGTTTTTGTAGTTCGGAAAATACTGTGTCCTGACTTCTGGGGCGAGTGAGTTGATGTTGTTAAGAATGGTCCCCACCGAAACTTCACCAGTCTGCGGATTTCTCGCAGACTGTCCGACATGATTGAACAGATAGCCTTGAACATCCTTGTCCAGTTCCGCCGCTCTGACCGGGCCGATTGATTTCCTGAGTTGCGCCAAATAAGAGGGTGCACCTTGTCCGGTTATCGCATTCGCCAGTTCTGCTGGATTTGCACCACCTTCAGGACCATAACTCTTCAGAGCCGAATCTATTACCGGGTTGTCAAAGGTGTCGTATTTTCCTTTGGTTATCTTTTCGGCAGCCTTCAGTTGCAGTTTCAAATTACCGCCAGGCAACGTGTTCAACGCATCATCTATGTCTTTCGTAATCTCCGAATAAAGCTTCTTCTTCTCGTAATCGCTGGCATCAGCAAACAACGGGTCGGATTTTCCAAAAGACTTTCCAAGCCGGGTTCTCATGCCCCGCATTTGCTCCAGTGTTTGAGCGTTTTCAAGCTCTGGAACCGTTGATGCAAAAGGTGAAGTCCCCTCTGGAAACATCTTTCCGGCTGGACCGTTCTGGTTTTTCAACTGAACAGTTTTAGCCTTCAGATCGGAATACCATTGCTGTGTGTTTTTGGGGACCACAGTGACGGTTGCGTAGTCCGGGTTGTTTTTGGCGGCTGACCATGCGTTTTGTTCCGCAGTCTCAATATCACCAAGACCGCCCTGAATATGGTCACGCACCTTTTCTCCGAAAGATGTTGGCGTGGCTGCGCTACCGGGCACAAGTGACTTTGCCTCGTTTTGGATTTCATTAAACGCCTGCTTTATCTTTGGATGAAGTTCGGCGGCTGCTTCAGCCACGGCTTTCTTGGCGGGAGCGGATATTTCGCCAATCTGTTTTCGGATGGTGTCAACAGTATGCTTGGCCAGGTCGTTTTCGCTTATGCCACTGTTCCTAAGATTGAGCGCAACCACTTCAACCTGCCGCTTTATTTCGTCCTTGGTCTCCGGTGGAATTTCGTATCCCTTTTCCACGTTCTGGAGTGAGTTTGCAAGGCCGGGAGTATTCATCGCTTCGCCAACACCAACAGGAACATCTATTCCAGTGGCGTCCTGAATCGCTTTCCGTGCGTCCCTAGCTTCCATCTGTGATGGGCTTAACCGAAACGGTCTCCACAGGTTGGCAACAGCCTGTCGTGGTTCTCCCGAAATAAGGCTCTTGCCCGCTTCAATAAGTTTCGGGGCATATCTCCCGGAAGCACCAAAGGCCAATCCTGTTCCGCCACCAAAAGCAGCATCAGAACCAGTTTCTTTTGCCACGTCGTATATCCGGTCTCCAAGTGATCCTTGGCCTTCACCGGAAATCTGTTTGGTAATTCCAGAAGCCAATCCGGCTTGTGCGCCACTTTGCAATCCTCTGGCAGTCACACCAAAAACACCTTTGCCTCCAGGGACCATGTTTCCAGCCGTGGAAGCGGCGATGGATGGCAGGGACATCTTCTTGCGTTCCCCGCCAAATTGTTCCATTTTTTGAGCAAGAGTTTCTCCAGCAAGACCTGCTGCTCCAAGCCCAAGAATTCCGACCCCGGACGACCCAACGGCAGCCGGTATTCCGTAGCGCGCCAACGGAGCCATTTCACCGACATCTTTTGGAGTTAGATGCAGGTTTTCTGGAGGCATACTATCGTCAGAACCACGAATCGCCTTTTCTTGACGGTCCGCTATCTCATTTGCGGATTTTTGAGATTCCTCATCAAGTTGTCGAAGTTTTCCAAAACCGGGTTTGGTAGTGTTACCCGCAACGGTATCTTGTGCCGAATCACCGCCATACTTTGACTTGAAGTCGTTTACAACAAATTGGATGTCCTCTGGCTTTTCACCACTGGACTCCATTTTTGATACGATAGAGTCTAACTGACTCCTTTTGTCATCAGGTAGTGGCATGGGTCAATAGTTGTATTTTGAACGCAAAGAATTTGCTTTTTCGGATTCGGAGTTGGCCGGGGCATCACCACCACCGAACGTGTAAGGCGTCGAAATCTTAATCCCCTTTTTCCCAAGCTCCGTAATGGAATCGGTTAAGTTCTTTCCCCATGTGTTATTAACAAGTCCTTCGTAAGAAGGATTCAGGTGGATTCCACGACCAGTAACCGAATTGAGCTTTTGGGAAAGAGATTCCGTCTGCGCTTGCTGATATTGTGCGAGATTTTGTCTGAAACTAGGTTGGTTAGGGGTTCCAACGGCTTCGAGAACCAAATTAATCTCGGCTGGGGTAATAGTTTTTCCGGCATATTTCACAACTTCGCCGCGCTTCAGTTGCGCGTATGTCTGGTTTAATTTCTGAAGTTCCGGGTCCGATCCGACATATTTTCCAATCAAAGCGTTGACGAAGTTTCCGGGTCCAATAGTCCCTTTGTAGGAATCCAAAATGTCGGAAAGCTTTCGGGTTGATCGAACAATGTCGTCTTGTGCTGAAATATCTTTCAATTCCGCTGGAGGCAAAACCGGGAACTTTCCGCCATTCGCCAAGACAACCTTCAAAGCTTCACTTTGCTTTTCTTCAGGAAGACCAGACCCTTCGACAACTGCCTTGGCGGTTCTTAAAACGGCAGGCGTCATGCCGTATTGCTTCTGAAGTTTTTGAACCTCGTCCAGTTTCTTCAATCCATCCGGGTTTGGAGCAATTGGAGCACCGTTCTCATCATGCGTTCCTTCGGGCCAGATTTCCTTAACCAATCCAGCATTAGAAGCCGCAGTTAATAGTGGCCTATATGCAAGATTAGCAGCCTTGTTTTTTGAAATATCATTTCTTACTTCTCCCTGGTTTTCCAATACCGAATCACGATATTGTTTTTCCGTAAGCATCCCATTTCGATATTCAATCAACGCCTGTTGTGCGGGAGTAATAAACTGCCTCTGCATCATCGGAGCGAGCTTCTCCAACACCGGGGCGGGAGCGCGCGGCAACCATCGTGACAGCACCTCGTTTTGAATCTGTTGCGGTGTGCGCGTCGGTTGCGGTGTGCGCGTCGGTTGCGAGAATGCGTTGTTCACGTCCGCGCCCAATCCCATGTCCTTGTTCTTGGAAGATTCCTTTTCAAGTTCACTCTGGAAATCTGTGGCGAAACCCTTCTGCCAGTCTTGGGTGTCTTGAAACTCCTTGGCCTGACGTGCGGCCTGTGCGTTTTGAATCCCCTCGGTGAACTTAGATTCCCGCTGCTTTTCGGCCAGCGACTGCATGAATTGCTGACGGTCCTGCTGTTGCCGCGCCAGCCCTAGGCCGATTTGCAATCCGGCACCCATCGGAGCGACATACGATGCTGCGTCTGGAATGTTTGGCATAAATTATTGGTAGCTTATCGCAGGCGCGTAGTTTTGGTTTCCGAAACTGTCTGCCGCGCCAACGTATGAACCGCCGACCGAAGGGGCCACGGCACCACGACCACCGAAACCGCCACCACCACTCATAAGCCCGTAGCTCAACAATGCGCCTCCAAGTTGCTGTCCAGCCGCACCCAGCGTTCCCAGCGCACCTGGAGCCACTGCCGCATTTGCCGCCGCTTCCATGTTCTGGCCGCGTTGCTGTTCGCTTCCGCCGTAGAGCAACGACGGGTTGATTCCCAATTGTTGTGCTATGCTAATCGGAGTGGGGG